CTTGAGAAGGTTGTACCCTTCCTCGGCATCCTTCTTGTCACACATGGTCGCACCGGTCCGATGATCAACTGCGACATACTTGGCGATCGGCTCATTGGCGATAACGATACCAGCAGCGTGCTGAGAGTAATGGCGCGGATGGCCTTCAAAGCGTGTGACGACGATAGCATTGGGGTGATCCTCAAGCAGCCGCTTACCGGCTGGCATTGAACGGAGCGTGTCCTCAAGGGTCTGGAGCGCACGGCTGTCGCCCAAAGACCGTTCAATCAGCGACTCAGCGACAGCATCGCATTTCCATCGAGGAATTCGCAAGGCTGCACCGACCTCTTGAAGTGCAGAACGCGGCTTGAAGAGAGCCACCGTTCCCAGTCGCGCAACTCGCTCTGAACCATATCGCTGATTGATATAGTCGAACACCATATAACGTTGCTGATCGGAGAAGTCGATGTCGATGTCTGGCATGTCGTTTCGGTTAACATCGATGAACCTTTCGAAGATGAGGCCATGGGGGATTGGGTCAATGGTTGTAATGCCCAGCAGATAGCAAACCAGCGAGCCGCACGAGGAGCCACGTGCCGGTCCGACGATCATTCGGTTGCGTGCCCACACGCATATGTCAGCGACGATGTAGAAGTAGTCCTCGTAGCCTTTCAGTGCGATGAGGTCCAGCTCACGCTTCAGCCGCGCCTCATACACTGGGTCAGTCAGGTCGCAGCCCAGCTCAACTGCTTTCGCCCGGCAGAGACCCTCAAGCGTGTCTGGCCGTTCCGGGTGAGGCAGCTCTGCCTTCAATAGCTTTACGCTCGACGCGGATTGAAGGATCAAGTCGGAATTCGCCTTCGCTTCGTAAAGCTGCGCACTCAGCCATCCCTTCGCGACATGATAAGCCTGCCACTCGTCCCACCCCATGATCCATTGCGGATAAGTCTGCATCTCAGAGTTGCGACCTACCAAGACTTCATAGAAAGCCGAGTCGCCTTCCCGAACAAACTTGTTATCGCTCGTGGCGACGATCGGATGGCCTTGCCGTATGCGCTGCCGTACCATCGCCGCGTTCGACGCTGGGCTAAGGGCCACGAAGAGATTGCTCGCCGGTACCAAAGGCCATTCCATTGGCGTTCTGTGGCCGGTGACCACGTATGCGTCCTTTACAGCGGTGGCCTGTTCCAGCGTCAGCAACGGCTCGTAGCGGAATTGCTGGGTTGCAAGCTCAACCAGCCGGTTGATCGGCTCGACCGAATCCTTAGCGATGAACGTCCAATGGTCGACAGCTGGCTTCTTCTCATTGATCGAATTGGTGACGGCCAACTCAACTCCGAACACCGGCTTCAGACCTGCCTTGTCAGCTGCCTTGGCCCATCGATAAAAGCCGAACGTCGACGCACGATCGGTTATCGGCGCATGGGTGGCGCCGATCTCCTTGAGCCGGCCGATCACATCATCGATCGACCCTGCCGCTCTGCGGAACGAATAGCCTGTTCTGATCTTAAGCAAAGGAATGCTTCCTCTTTCTGCCGGCTTTCATCTTGATAGGCGTGTATGCCCGGAAGTGGTGATGCGAGCAGTACGAGCTGCCTTCCTTCTTGTGCACAGCGCAGAACTTTGCCTCTCCTTGATTCGAAATGATCCAACGGCAATCGTCCTGCTCAAGGTCTTCGAGCCTCTTGGGAGACAGCTTGCTTTCATACTCTTCCGCCGACACTGGAGCTTCCGGCAGCGGTAGGCACTTGTCAGTGAAGGTCGCTCCCCAGCCACCGGGTCCGGACTTCTTCAATCGGGCGATCTTCTTCAGAGGCCCGACCGGGTTGGTGACCTTCTTGCTTGTGCCCACTGCGATTGACTTCATCGGGCCACGAGCCTTGCGTTGGGTGGCGTTTGAGCCCGACTTCTTCTCAGTCTTTATCGTGCCCTTTGCCTTCAGCCGGTTGACAAAGCCCGCCACTGCGCTGCGAGATATTTGAAGTGTGACAGCTATCTCTGTGTAGCTCTTGTCCTCCTCCCACAGCCGATGGATCTCTGCCTTCAGCCTTTCGCTCTCTTCCTTCGGACGTTGTCTCATATCAGTTCCCTCGCCTTGAGTTCCCAAAAGCACCGAGCCATCGCCTTGACGTCAGCTTCAGCCGAGTGAGCTGAGGTGAATGCCTCGCCGAAAAGGTATTGGTGCAGGCCGGTCAGATTGAGGCGATAGCCTTTGATGTACTCGGTCGCCTCGACTGTGCAGATCCGCTCCCATGGGAATGGCGGATTGTCAGCGTCGAACCTTTTGTATTCAGCTGACAGGACCGCCATGTCATAGCTCAGGTTGTGAGCCACGATCGCGTCAGCCTCCATCAACAGCCTGCTGACAGTCTGCCGGAACATTCCGAATGGCGGCTCGTTGGCCAGATCCTCGTCCTTGATGCCAGTGATCTCTGTCACCTTCTTCTCAAGGCTGATGCCGGGATTGCACCTGAAGCCAAGGGTCTGATGCACCAGCTGAGTATCGTCCATGATCATTCCGTAGAACTCGATGATGCGCGGCTGCTGGCCGATCTCCAACAATGAGTTGGAGAACAGCGCAGTCGTCTCGGTATCAAAGAATAGGCACTTCATAGCAGCCCAGCTCCCTTGAGTGCCAAGTGAACATCGAGGTCTTCCTCTGGCACTCCGTCTGTGACTTGGTTCATGACGTGAAGACGGCTGATTTGGTCGTCTTTGTCGACACCAGCTAACCAATCGTCAGCCGCCTTGTTGCGAGCGATGTTGTCACGCTTCTCTTCGTCCAGCTCTCGCAGCATGGTCGCATAGACAGCTAGGTCAAGCAGCGAATCATCATGGCCGGTCTTGTGGAAGCTCTCGCAGTAACGAGAGATCTTTGAGACGACCTGCACCAGAATGCCCAGCCGGTTGAGATCCTCGCCAGTGCTCAGGTGAATGCCATGCGGAAAGAGCACTGCCATGACATGGCCGAAACGCTTGTAGTTATCGCCATAGATCTTGTTGCGCTCTTCGTAGGTGGCTGCGGACTCGCGCAGCATTTCAGGAACTTTTTTCATTGGTGCCTCACGAGCTAAGAGGAATGTAAAGGCAATAGCCGACCCAGCTCTCAGAGCTGCCCGGCCTGTCTGCCGTGTTGCGTTCGCAGCCATGGTATTCACCATCGCGGCTGATGCGCACCTTTGGCTTACCGTCGACCGACGAAATGTTATCCTCGTGGAACGCATGCGTCTTGCCACTCAGATCTGACTTCCAGTAGTAGATCTTGTTGGCTGCATCATAGGTGACAGAGCTGCCATCAATCACCCGGCAGTCCTGCTCGTTGCAGCAAGCCGCATCATACCAGCTGTGAGACTTTACTCCGAGCGCCGAAAGCAGAAAGCCGAACAGCGCCAGAACAATCACGAAAACGATTGCCATTCTTTCTGCGGTCATATCAGTAACCTCCGGGTGAAACTTGCCAGCAGGTGAAGCCAGCGTTGCGCCATGCCTCGACGACCTTCTCTCTGTCATCGAGGACCAGCCATTCTTTCGGGGCCAGCGGAGCGATAAACTCCTGCGCCATGCGGATCTTCAGCTCGTGATCCGGCTCGTAGTTGTCGTCTGGCCGCATCAGCACGAAATCAATCGCTATGCCATGTGTGTTTAGCCAAGCGATTGTTGCCGGCCTCCACTTTTCGTTCCGCCCGGTGCAAGCGACGATCAGCCAGTCTTGCTCTTCAAGGATGTTGACAATTTTACCAGTCAACTTCTTCGGCCTATCAAGAAAAGCCAAGGAGTGGAATTCCTCCCACTCCTTCTGCGCTGCAAGATGGTCGCGGTGCGAGCTGTCGCAGAGCGTCCCATCAAGATCCACGATCAGTCCGAATCTCTCGCTCATGCCGTCTGCCTCAATTCATCGAGGAGCTTGATGAGCTTCAGCCGCAGCTCGCTGTCACGAGCGCATTCCTCGATCAGCAGCTCCAGCTCTTTCGCTGCCTTGTCGAAGCTCCGATCAATGAACATCGCTGCCCATGGGTGCGCCTCAAGAACGCGATCATGCATCGCTGTCAGCACGTCACGATACTCGCCCTGCGTCCGCACCGATGCGCGCTTACGCTGGGTGTCGGAGAACGTGCGCAGGTCGAACTTGGCAACGATGTTGGTGTGGATGTTCGTCGGCAAGATCCCACGAGCGTCTTCCGCCTTGGCCCCATCGGCCAGCAGCTGCTTGTATGTCAGGTCGATAGACTTCATCTCCAGCTCGTAAAGATCTTCAAGATGACGATTACCAGCGATCGATGGTCCAGTGCCGTAAGTCCATTCTTCCATCTCCAGCACCCGCATTGTCTGCTGGGCGTAGGAGCCGGTGCGCGTACGGACGAACTGGTGAGTGAATGCCCGCGTCACGCCAGTGATCAGGAATGTGTAGGTGACGAACTCCCAGCTGGAGGGAATGGTCTTGGCCATGTAGTCCAGCTCTTTCATTATGGCCATGTCCGACCAGTTCTCGATGTCAGAGAGCAGGTTTGGCGTCAGCTTGAGCCGGGTCTGCTTCGTGAAGACGAGCAGGTTGGCTGCTGCGCGAGCCGGGTCTGGCGAACCTTTGCCGGTGTAGTCAATCAGAGTCACTTGCATGTCAGTATCCTTTCAGTGTGTGTTGGTAGGCATCACTGGTGCCATTGACCATGCGTTGAATTTGGCGGACGTCATGCACAACATCATCCAGCAAAAGATTCGGCCGCCAAGTTGCGAACCTGCCGAGTGAGTAGACGTTGTGTTCCCTGCTGGCCCACATGATGAAGTCCCTGCGGACCTTCTCGTTGATGGGCAGGATCTTTGCGTAGCGTTGCTGCGAGACCTGAACATCTTTCAGCTGCTTCAAACCGATTGCCGGTTGAACGCCGATCAGGTGAAGAGCTGCTTCGATGATGTAGCTCTGATAGTCTCTGACATAATTGATGTCATGACCTTGAGTCTCGATGATCAGCTTGCTGCCAGTCACTGAGACCCTCGATGCGGTGTACTTCGGGTCCGGCACGTACAGAGAGAAGTAAGTGTCGAATCCGGGCAGCTCTGCAGTTATGTTAACTCCGTCGACGAAACGGAATTCGACATCAGCCTTGTAGCCAAGGACATCCATCAACGCGCCCATCGGCATGGTCGAGATGATCGGGTGACCACGATCCACAAAGTCAGTCACCTGCTTGCCGAACTTGATCGACGTCGTACGATCGACGATCGCCGCTAGTCTGGAGATGAAGTCCGGAGGGGCGATCCACCGGTCGCTGACTTCACCAGTGCCGGTGATGGATGAGCGCAGCGTGGCAGTGCCGTTCGTCTTGCGGGAATAGGCCACAGCGTCCGCCACCGGGTTCAAGTAAGGATGGCTCGCCTTCATGACGCGCACCTTCTTGAACTCAATGCCGACCGTGTCCCCGACCACCGACGATCTGAACCGCAGGACCGCTGAGTGGTTGTTCGGCAGCTCTGGGGCCTTCTCCGTTATCTGCGCACATTCGTTGCGGAGCATCGCCGCTGCCAGCAGGCCGGCCATTCCTGCGCCAATGACAGTGAACATCATTCAACTCCTTCCATTTCGGGCATCTGGGCGCTGAGCTCCTTCATGTAATATTCCAGCCGCTTGGAGATCCGGCGAGCTTCAGCTTCAGGGTCGTACTGCTGGACGAAGCAGAACGCTTCATACATGTCCAGCATCTTGAGGATCTTCTCCTCGACGACCGTCAGCTTTGGCGGAGTGATGCCGAGCTCCTTGTAGAAGTCCAGTTGGATCTCCTCTTCAAGCTTGCGCAGCTCTGGGTGTTCCCGCTTGATCGGCGACGGAATATCTGCGAACCGATACTCGCCGATGTCATGAAGGATGATCGCCTTCAGCAGCTCCACCGATATGTTTGGGTAGCGAACGATGGCCAGTGCGGCCATGCGCCATGAGTGCTCTGCGATGTTCTGGTTGAACGTGCGAGAGGTATGCCAGCGCCGGACATAGCCGGCATTCAGAATTGCATTCTCGCGCTCAATGCGCTGGGAGCGTTCGTCAGTCACTTCTTCACCTCCGTGATCTTGGCGACCTTGCCTGTGTAGATGCCCAGAGCGTCGAAGTCAATATCGTCGCCATTGCGCACCTTCTCACGGACGAACGCCAGCAGCGTCTGGGTGTGGACATTTTCGTCCATCGACACGTTGTGGCCTGACTTGACCAGATCGTCCTTCAGCGCCAGAGCCTCGTTGTGCTGGCTCTTGGCGAACGGCACCTTGAGCTCAGTCTTGATCAAGCTCTCGCCGCCATGCGCCTTGAGCCATGCGAGTGCGGTCTCCCGCTTGTCATAATCCTTCGGGAGAGAGCCGCTGTAGAAATCCTCGACCTTGATCTTTCGGCCACGGACGACCATCTCAGTCATCTGCAGCTCGGCCATCAGGTCAGGGATCACAGCAGTGCGGAGATAGTGCTGCTGCTTCTTGAACGTCTTCACGTCCTCTTCCATCTGGGCGATCTTCTCGTCCAGCGATAGTGCCTCGTCGACCGATGTCTGGAGAGACTTCAGTTTGTCGGGAGCGCCGACTGGCGCCCCCATATCAAATTCGGACGAGTCAGTCATCACATCGCTCCTTCGCCGGCAGCGTTGTGGTCGTCGTCGGCAGAAAGGTCAGCAGACGCAGTGCCAGCGATCAGAGCATCGCGGAACTTGACTGCTTCTTCCTTGATGGCCTGCCAGTTGTCCAGCTCCGGCAGCGCAGGGCCACGGCTGATCAGCCATGTGTGCCATTCGCCTTCGTTGTTGGTCTCTGGTGCCGTCTTGAGATCGTAGGTCCGGTAGAACAGGGGAGCCACGAACTCGCTGCCGTCAGCACGCTTCAGAATCTCGCCAGTGGCAAGGTTCATCCACTTCTTGGATCGCTTCAGTGCAGTTGAGGCCATCGGCAGGAAGCACTTCCGCCGACCAGCGGTCAGGTTGAGGCCGAACCACTGGGCAGTTTCCTGCACCAGATTGCCGTTCGGAGTGATCGGCCTGTTCTTGTCGTCCCTGCGGCACGTGTTCAGGATGTCTGGCGTTGAGTGAACGGCGACCAGCCCTTTACCCGATGCACGCGGTGCCCATTCGATCCAGTCCTTGCGGTAGTGAACCGGCAGGAATGCGACGCCGCCCTTGAACAAGTCCCCAGTGGCAACATCGCAGATGTCGCCCTGTTCGGCACCGGTGATAAACTCCGGCTTGCGGGCATTGAGCTGCGGGGAGAGCTGCTGGAGGATCGTTAGGCGGGGAATGATGACGTCGTTGGCTGTGACGTTTTCCATTCCTGCTCCGGCGAATTCTGCAAAGTCATCACCGGCTGCGACGGCCGAGACCGCCTTGGTAGCTGCCACTGCAGGCAGCTTTTCATTCTTGCTCATGTGTGAGCTCCTTGGGTACGCTGCGCTGATTGCCGGCAGCGAATCGGCGAATCGACTATGCCCTGAAAATTTTCGAGACAAAAGATTATTTGGAAAATCGTCGACATTCAGCAAAGAAAAATTCGTCTGTCGTTGAAATCATTGAATAATTTAAGTTCGTAATCTGAAGAAAACTGTTTTCTTTTCTGCAAATATCAGCGATAATCGCTTTGTTGAGGGCGACTTGCGCCTGAATCGCAGGACCGGAGATCCCAAGCATAAAACTCTCCCTCTGGCCGGTAGGTCGGGATGGTAGTCTAGGAGCGAAAGCAGAAGAGCCTAGGCGGAAGTAGCCACCCCGAGCTGGTTTCCGGCAGAGACGAGAACCAACCGAATGGTCTATGGGCAATGGCAGCCCATACTGAAGAGATGCCAACGAAACCTACGGAGCACTACGATGGCACGCATCAAGACTTGCGAAATAGACGGCGAATACAAGCAGGTGCGGACTGATGGCCTTGCGATGAACGAGACGAACGACTGTGCAGTCGTCGCCATCTCAATCGTCTGCGGCGTCAGCTACGCAACAGCCCACGCCGCTCTCAAGACGCAAGGACGCAAGGACAGGCAGGGAGCCTACAGAGGCACCCAGCTGCGAGCGATTGAGAGCCTTGGCTTTTACGTGGCATCAGTTTACCGCCACCATATTAAAGAGGGCATCATCGCCAAGTACCCAGCGCCGCACAACACACTGCAGTCGGCGACCACTTACCACCCGGAACGCTTCAAGAAAGTCTGGGGCGCGATGGAGAGCAACCTGCTCCTCTTCACCAAGCGTCACGTTTCGGCCTGCAAGGACGGAGTCGTGAAGGACTGGGCGAAAGGCAAGGCCAAGCGGATCGAAGAGATCTGGGTCGTCCGCAAGGACAAGGACGAGGCCTTCCGGGTTGCCCGGCAGCTTGGCGGCATACCTTACTAAGAGGCGAAACCGGCTCAGGCCGGTCTGGTGGAATGGCTACCACCACTGAAGAGCCAGCCAAAGGAGATTGAGATGAAGAACCCACTAAAATTTCGTGTCGTCGAACGTCAACCGATTCACGACTTCCGCGATGCAGTTTGCGGCTGGAAGGTCTGGGACATTCGGTATTATGCGACTGAGGCCATGGCCCATCGCGCCGCTCATGATCTTCATGGCCTCGAATACGAGAACGGTGGCGACGGATACTATGAGGTGGAAACGCTCGAAGGAAAACGCGTCTATCCTGCTGCGCTGCCGACAATCTTGGACACGGACGAAGTAATTCCTTTTTGAAAGGCGAAACCGGCTCAGGCCGGTCTTGCCGGTTGGCTACCGGCAACTGAAGAGCCAGCCCAAGGAGAGAACGATGAACAACGACCGCAGAAAGACCCTCGAGAAACTCGCCAAAGAAATTGACGAGCTGCGCGGCAAGATCGAGGATTGCAAGTCCGAGATCGAAAGTGCCCGCGACGAAGAGCAGGACTACTTCGACAACATGCCTGAATCGCTGCAAGGCGGCGAAAAAGGCAGCGCAGCTGAAGAAGCAATCGGAGAGATGGACCAAGCGATAACAGAGTTAGAAAATGCAGTCAGCTCGATCGAATCCGCAATGAGCAGCCTTGAATCGGCGCAAGCCTAAGTCGAAACCGGCTGGTCGCCGGTCTTGCCGGTTGGTTGCCGGCAACTGATGAGACAACCGCAACAAGGAGAACTAGCATGGCACATGAAGTTGAAACGATGGCCTACGCCAATCAGGTACCGTGGCATGGTCTGGGAGCGCAGGTCGACGACAGCCTGAACGCTGGCGAGTTTCTGAAGGCTGCTGGCCTCGACTGGACAGTCGACCTGAAGCCACTCAAGGCAGACTACGACGGCGAGCTGATCGATGTGCCCGGTCGCTACGCACTGGTGCGGTCGTCGGACCGCAAGGTGATGACCGTCACCGGCCAGTTCTGGAAGCCGGTGCAGAATTCTGAAGCGATCGGCTTCATGCAGCGTTACGTCAACGCTGGTGGCGCAAAGCTCGAGACTGCTGGCTCCCTGCGCGGTGGCCGTTATGTCTGGGGCTTGGCGAAGATCGAACGGCAGCTCAACATCCGCCGGAACGACACCATCAACTGCTACCTGCTGATCGTTACCTCGCACGTTGTCGGTGAGGCGACCAAGATCAAGACCACGACAGTGCGTGTCGTCTGCGCCAACACAATGGCGATGGCCGAGCGCGATGGGCAGTACGCCTACCGGCAGAACCACCTGTCTGAGTTCGACGAGTCGGCTGCACGTGAAGCAGTCGCAGCGGCGCACGAAGATCTGGACAATGCCGAGCGTCGTGCCAAGAAGATCGACAAGCTGAAGCTGACTGTCATGGACGCAGTCAACAAGGTGCTGGTGCCGGTGATGGCACCGGAGATGGTCGAAGACTTCACCAGCGAGCAGGAGCTGTTCGATGCGGCGATGAACTCGAAGAAGATCGAGCAGATCGTTGACTCCATCCAGAACGGTCCCGGAGCGATCCCGGACACCGGATGGGGAGTGTTGAATGGCTTCACCCACTGGTGCGATCACGTTCAGGGTCGCGGCAATGAGTCTCGCCTCTTCCGGTCTTGGCTGGGCGACTACAGCCGCGCCAAGCAGGAAGTCGAGAAGAAGCTCTTTGAGATGGCATAAGGAGGAAGGCGAAACCGGCGCGAATGCCGGTCCACCGGAATGGCTACCGGTGCTGAAGAGCCAGCCACACAACAAGGAGAACTAGCATGACACAGAACGGTTTCATCATCGAAGCTCGCGGACCGAAAGACGCCGAATTCGGCCGGATCAACCTCATCACCTTCGATCCGACAGCGACCCGCAAGTACCTCGCACCGAATGGTCGTTGGGTGCACTGCCGCACCACTGCTGAGGCTGAGGCCCAGCGGTCGGTCAGCCGTTGGCACGATTCCGACCAGTTCCCAGATCACGTCATTCGCTACCGGGAGGTGTGAGATGAAACGGAAGCGTCCGCTCGACGAGCTTGACCTCGTGCACACTTTCTTCTCTGCGATCGTCGCACTGGTCGTGATACCGGCCATCGTGATCATCGTTCACGTCATTGTCAACTGAGACGAAACCGGCTGGTCGCCGGTCTGGCGGGATGGCTACCGCCACTGAAGAGTCAGCCAAACAAGGAGAATTGAAATGCCAGAATTGTTCCCCCTAACAACGCTCACGATCAATGAGATCACCCAGCTCTCAGGCATCGTGATGGGCGCTGGTCAGTCCCGCGCATCCGACAAGCCTTCGGCGATCGTCCGTCTGGAGCGTCAGCTCAAGGACAAGATCGGCGAGGAAGCAGCCAAGACGCTCCTCGATCAGTCGATCTTCACCACTGATTCTTTCGATGAAGTGAAGGCCCGGTTCGAGAAGGCTCTGAACCTGGACAAGCCCAAGCCTCGCATCAAGAAGGAAAAGGTGCCGGGCGAAAGGTTGACACGCGGCAAGAAGTCGGTCTATGCCGGCAAGACCATCTACGCAACCAACACCGACAACCCACGCAGAGCAGGCACGAATGGACATCGCTCATACACGATCCTGCTCAACTCCCCGCACGGCATCACCTACGAGGACTACATCAAGGCTGGCGGTCGTCCGAACGACCTTGGCTGGGATGTTGAACGCGGATGGGCTGCTGTCAAGTGAGCACCATGCAAGAGCACCGGCTAGGTTCCAAGTTCCAAATTTTTTGGGATTCGAGGACTCTGCCGGTGTTTTTGTCTGAAGATAGGTTCCACTTTCTCTCTCTTCTACTCCGTTGGATAAGAAAAGAGAAAAGAAAGAACCTTCGAAAGGGTTGTGGAAACAAGCCGAAAAGTGGAACTTGGAACCTAGGAGGTCCTGCCCCATGCGTTTGGAAATCAATCAAGATGGCTCAATGCGGCTGATCGGCCGACCGTCCAGCCATCTGCTCGCCGTCATTGGCCGACTGGAAGGTCGGCGATCGTGGCTCAAGGATGGCTCAATGAAGCTCTTCGCCAGCCAGCACAACATCCGGGTGCTCAAAGGTGTGCCCGGCATCGAGATAGCGACCGACGAAAGCCCATCGAATTTGGTCGCTGGAGCGTTTGACGGACTCGCCCCACACCGCCCCACTATCCGCTCAAAGAGGCCAGCGTATGACCACCAGCGGTCGGCGCTCGACAAGATGCGCGGCAAGAAGGCTTTCGGCCTTTTCATGGAGCAGGGCACCGGGAAGACCAAGACCATCATGGACTGGGCCATTGAGCTCTGGAACACCGGGCAGATCACCGGTGTGTTGGTGGTCTCCAAGAAAGGTGTCCATCGGCAATGGGTGGAGTCAGAGCTGCCGGCCAATGTGGATGGTCCGGTGACTGCAGCCTTCTGGCCAGTCAAGCAGCTGTTCCAGGTCGACGGAAAGCTGCAATGGTTCGCCATCAACTATGAAGGCTTGAAGGCGGCTGCGGGCAACGCTGTGGCCAAGGAGTTCGCAGAGCGTCATGTCGGCAAGCTCCTCATGATCGCCGATGAGTCGCAGGACATCAAGAATGCGTCTTCGAATCGGCACAAGGCAATGACCGACATCGGCCGACTGGCGAGCCACAGAGCTCTGGCCACAGGCACGCCGATCGCCAAGGATCTGACCGACGAATGGGCACAGCTAAAATGGCTCAACCCGAACATCATCGGCATCCACTTCAAGACGACCTTCCAGCGCGAGTTCTGCATTATGGGAGGCTTTGAAGGGCGAGCTGTCGTCGGTCACCGGGACATCGATCGCTTCCGCAAGCTGACAGAGCCGCACACCTTCCGTGCGACCAAGGCTCAGATCGGAATCCTGCCCAAGCAGTACAATGTCTGGAAGTTCGACTTGACCAAAGAGCAGCTGGCGATGATCAAAGAGGTGCGCTCAAAGCTGACTGCAATGCCGAAGCATCCCAAGCTCGCTGACCTCGAAGGTGCGCAAGCACTGAACAAGATCAGGCAGCTGTCCAATGGCTTCTGGATCGATGAGGATAAGTACCACCACAAGATCATGCCAGTCGACAAGAACCCACGCATCGCAGCCATGCTCGATTGGATTGATTCCGACGAGGACAAGGCTGTGGTCTGGGCGCACTACCGCTATGACATGAAGCTGATCGCAGACGCATTGACTGCGGCCGGAATCACGTTCGTCGAGTATCATGGTGGTGTGAAGGATGGCGACAGGGCGGAAGCTGTGAAGAGTTTTCTGTCGAAGGATGGGGCAAGGATCTTCCTCGCCAATCCGCAGAGTGCCGGTGTGGGTCTGAACCTTCAAGGCTCATGCAACCGGGCACTGTACTACTCCAACTCCTTCTCGTCGATCGACAGATGGCAGTCGGAGGATCGCATTCACCGCATCGGCACAGTTGGCGCGGTGACATATACTGACTTGGTCGGAAAGGGATCGATCGATGCCTACATCGCTCGCAACCTGAAGGCCAAGAAGGGTCTCAGCGACTTGGTGCTGGACAGCGTTGATCAACTGTTCGCTGACGACTTTGACGAGCCTGAGAAGAAAGTCCAGTTCGCTGACGACTTCTGACAGCTGGGCGGGAGGGTCACTTTGATCTTCCCGCCTTCACCCGCGTGAATGGCTTGCCGGTCGCACCCGGATCGATCGTCGGCGGCTCGTACAGCGATCCCTCTGACGGGTCGCCAAGGTACAATGGCAGCGGTGCGATGACGCCGAGCCTGCTCTCAACAATCAGCAAATTCTGCACTGCTGGTGACGGATCAGCCATAAGCTTTCGCATGGCGTAAGCGTTGTATCCGACCACAGATCCGTTGGCGAAGCCGAATGGAATGTTCGAGGCAGTATGGTCGTGACCCTGAAGAACCCAGTGGAATCCGCGCCCTCGACGACCATAGCTGGTGTGCGCCCGGTACATTCCTCTGACTTGCTTGTAGATCGGGCCATACATTCCGCCAGTGCCTGACGCGCCTTCATGCCCATGTCTGAGGAGGAACCACCAGCCATAAACATTGAACAACACCTCTCCGGACCCGGTGTAATAGAATTTTACATCATCAATCTTGCCAAGTATCTTTTCGACACTCCACGAAACCATCACGTCCCAATTGTCGCGATTGCCTTCAACGGAATGCGGCTTTGGCGTCAGGCGACCATGGTTACCCGGCGAAGTGTAAACGCGGATCGGCGCTCCCACCTCACTGCGCAAGAATTCGATCCCGCCAGCGATCAGCTCTGCTACGAGCTGTGCGCTCTCGACGACTGGCATTGCCCCGCCACGTCGACTTTCCTCCCGCAGATTATTCTCAATCATGTCACCGCCCAAGCACAGGATAATCTCTTGAACGGGATCACCCTCCCAATGCTCAGTCAGCAGCGATGCAGTCTTCTGGAACAGCCGATGCATTCTGACCCGGCAGATATCGGCATTATAGCTATTGAGACCATCCATCTCGTACAGAGAGACATCTTCACCGGCATGCACGTCTGATATGTGAAGGATCGCAGAACGCTGACTGCCGCTGCTTGTGCCATGCTCTTGCAGAATCACTTCTGGAGCTTCGAGTGCATTTGCCAGCTGGAAGACTTCGGACCGCAGATCTTCGAGCGCCGCGATCCTTTCGATCAATTGCTGATTGGCTTTCTTCAGCTCTTTAATCGCTCGATCTTTGCGGTGCTCTTCGACCGGGTCTATCTTTGGAGCAAGCTCAGGCTCAGATGCCTTGCTCTCTTTGTACCTGTCTGTCGCTTTCTGGATGGGATCATAAAATCCTTCGATCCTTACCGACTCAAGGCGGAAGTTTGCACCTCTGACTGAGATCTTCCAGCGCCGAGCAATCTCGCCAATCGCCGAAGGACGACCGCCATTTATTGCCAGAACATCGTAACTAGGCACAAAGCCTTCATCGATCACAGCTGCATATTCGGCGGCGTACTGTTTCAGCTTTTCAAGATCTCTTGGCATCAACTAGCCCCAAAAAAGGTTGATCGTATCTTGTCGCCTGCTAGTGTTATAAATGCAGCTATTGCAGCTAGTCCTCCTGCATACCAATTCAATTTTGCTTCGACATTCGAAACTCTAGTTTCGAGCTTGCCATGATGTTCGGTAACTCGCTCGTCGAGCTTGTCATGCCGACCCATCATGTGAGCTTGATTGTGGAGGATCTGATCAAGCTTGTTTTGCATTTGACCAAACTCTTGTGAGAATTTGTCAATCTGGCTTGGGCGACGATCGGTCATTTCTTTTTCCTGCAGGGCCAGTGCCACGTTCGAGTTGGTCCAATATCAACATGCGGTGGTGAGCATCCATATGTGCCTGTTCCGCCACCGCCATTGCTGCGCCAATAGGCGACGATCGCTTTTGCACTCACACCTTGAAGGCGGACATCAGCCGCCATGCAGCGCAAATGATAGCTGTCCTTCACCCCACGATTGGTCGCTGGCGTGCGGCACCCTGAAGTGACTACAACGGTCTTGCCGAAGTGTCCTGCCATGCCCTTGAGCCGCTTTACCAACTGGGGCTTGAGATTCTGGTGATGACCGGCGAGTGGTGCCAGCGGAATAGCGGGCGAAGGATGGGCAACGGCGAGCGTTGCAGCCAAAGGCAGGGAAAGGGCCAGCCTTTTCATCGAAGCTCTCCCTTGGCCCGGCAAATCCGATTTATCACAGCGTTCTGCGACCGCAGATCGGCGATCGTCTCAAGGGTGTCGATTTGATTGTCTAGATCTTCTTCGTCCGGTGTCTCAGGAGCTGCGAACGAGATCTCCCGGAGCTTTGCACATGGGACAGCTTTAGGAGCCATTGGGCTGCTTTCGCCGACGATTATTGGGATCGTTGACGATTGCCTCATGGTCGCGCTGCACCCGGCCAACAGCGTCGTCAGCATCAGCATTGAGGCGATCGATTTCGCGGCGTGCTTCCAGTTCTGATTCATCTTTCCCTGCCTGCTTCGCTCGCTGCTCTGCTAGACGGTCTGCGACCGCCCTGAGAAAGCTCAAGACGGTCGCAATTATCGATAGGATCGCCTTCATGCGACCTTCTTGTTCGGCACCAGCCAGACGAGCATCGGAGTGATCGCAGCTACGAGGCCATTGAAGGTCTCCTGCGAGAGGCCGAAGTCAATTCCGGCGAAGTTGTTCAGCGCCCAGAAAACTAGGCCGAGTGCTGCTGCGATTGCTTTGTCGAAAGTCGTGAACATCGTTCATTCCTCG